GGCGGCATGCTGCCCATAGTGGCACTAACCCAGAGCGCCAGCTTTGTAACCGGGCTGATCGGAGGAGCAATCAACCTTACCGATCTGGATAAATATTTCTGTCACTGGCGTCCTGTTCAGGGCGCAACGATGGTCGACTATGACATCGCTAAATACCCATTCGCTAACCAGACCGTCGCGGCCAACGCGCTTCTGGCTCAGCCGCTGAGGGTCAGCCTGATGATGGATGCGCCAGTGAACGAGAATACTGGCGCTATGACCAAACTGGTAACACTGAGCGCGCTGCAGGCGGTGCTTCAGGCGCATGCCAACCTGGGCGGGACTTACATCGTGGCCACGCCGTCAATTATCTACAACAACTGCATCCTGAAAACGGTTAAGGACAACTCATCCGGTAATGATCCGCTTCCTCAGCGGTCCTGGCTCTGGGATTTCGAGCAGCCACTTATTACCACCAATGATGCTGACAGAGCAGTTACCAACTTCCTCAAGAGAATAGATGCCGGGGATCCTAATAAGGCACCATCATGGACAAATACGGCATCAGCTCTTGGCAATACCGCCCTAGGTGGAGCAGTAGCAAGTAGTGCGGAGGGGGTAATTGGACTGATAGGTAAACTCCAGGGGGCGTTCGGGATATGAGTACCGTCAATTATCCATTTACTGGAAGAGAGCAGCGTAGCGTGACGTTCTCACCAATTCTTGACGGGAACGTTTATACCTGCCAGATGAAGTGGAACATCGCCGCACAGCGTTGGTACCTGCTGATCACTGATAGTTCTGACAACACGGTCATGAATACCGCCGTCGTAGGTTCAACATCTGCTGGGGGGATAAACCTTTTAAGTGGAGTTTTCTCATCGACGACCATGATCTGGCGCGAAAAGAACGGGCAGATTGAGGTAAAAAGCTGATGCGTTATTACGAGATAAACATTCTTGATAGCAATGATAAAGTCATCCAGCACTACTCCAGTCATAAAAATGGAGCGTACAACCCTGGCGCCTTGATGGTTGAATTTGACATTCTCAGGTTCGGAGAGTCTACCCCGCAGGGTGAAACCCATTTAACAATATGGGGGATTGGGCCGAGAGAAATGCAGCAGGCAAGGCAGAACCTCTATGGCAAAAAAATTCAGATCTTTGTTGGCATGTCAAAAGGGCTCCCACTGGCGGGCGTGGGGAATAAAAAGTTAGCTATTGAGGGTTATGTGTTTCAGGTATTCGGAAACTGGCAAGGAACAGAAATGCGTCTTGATTTTATCATTGTTTCTGGTCCAGTTAACACCACAACCCGCGGGCAAATGGTTCCTCTCCAGCTGACAATGCCATGGTCTATGGGGCAGAAACTCTCCGTAGCACTGACACAATGTGTCATGACGATGGGGGGATTTACACCGAACATAAGCATCAGCGACAGGCTGACGCTGAATTACGATCGCCCCATGTTTTGCGGCTCCCTCACTGAGCTGGCAAAAAACCTGAGGGCGTTTTCGCTATCCCGCATCAAAGACCCCGGCTATACGGGGGTGGAAATTGCCGTGGTCAATGGCAACGAAATCCGGGTGTGGGATAACGACTACGCCAACCACCCGGATCAGGGTTCAAAAACCAGCGCGACGGGAAGGAGCAAAAACCCTGTCCAGATAAATTTCAATGACCTGATAGGTCAGCCAACGTGGATCAGCTTTGGTGTCGTCAGCGTCATCTGCGTTATGCGCGCTGACCTTCAGACCGGCGATCACATCCTGATGCCGGAAAAGGCCAGGCCGATGATTCAGGCATCCTCTTACTCGCAGTTTCGCGATGACTCAGCGTTTAACGGCGAATTTGTCGTTCAGTCGGTGAGGTTGCTGGGTAACAGCAGGCAGCCGACAGCAGAGGCGTGGATCACGGTGATTGAGGCATACCCGGCGGAGGCGGTTAAGACAAAATGAGTGTTGACCAGAAGCTTAATTTCGGCCGGAACATGAACCGATTCGCGGAGCAGAAATTTAATGAGGCGTTCCAGGCTGCCGGGAAAATCCTGCCCGCCAGCATTGTTGAGCAGAATGGCAATATGGTCACCGTGGCCTTCGAGTTGCACGACACCCCATATGTTTTCCCGAATGTCACCATTCCGCTTTTTGGTCCACAGTACATCCGCTATCCGATGCAGCCGGGTGATAAAGGCATTGTTATTCCTGCCGACACCTATCTCGGCGGCGTCAGCGGGCAGGGCGGTGGTATCGCCGACCTGACCCCTCCAGCCAACCTTAGCGCCCTGGTATACCTGCCGATCAGCAACACTGAATGGGAAGCCGTAGACGGGAATGTTGTCACTATCTACGGACCTGAGGGCGTAACTATCAGGGACCAGGGAAGCAACACGACGTTTCTGTTAACTCCGGACAGCGTGACGATTGCGGCCGTCGATTTGTTTAAGGTCACTGTCGGTAGCACCGTTCTAACCCTTACCCAGGGAATGTGGAGCATCACAGGACAGAGCGGGAAGTTACAGGATTCAACCGCCAGCACCAGCCCGGAGATTATGCATACCGGCTGGGCAGCTCTGGTCGCATGGTTGAATAACCATCAGCATACAAACGGGAATGGCGGTTCAAACACTGGCGCCCCGACCACCACTTTCAACGGGAATATCACGCAATGAGAACCTACGGAAGAGATGCAAATGGCAAGTGGGTGCTGGTGGTGCCGGATGAAAACGGCTTCAATGATTCTATTTATCTGACGACGCTGATCCAGAACCTCAAGCTGGCTCCGCAGGAGTCACCATTTTTTGCAAACAACGGCATACCGTCCCAGAGCTCTGTTATTCAGCAGGTGCTGCCTACCTACTATGTCGACAGGCTTCAGCGGCAATTTAGTCCGTATTTTTCATCGCTGCAGATCGCCATTGTGAGTGATGATCCGCCTGTATACAACATTTCGGCGATTACGAACGCCGGTTCTAAAATTATCACAACGGTGAACGTATGAGTGATTTGTCCGTTAGCTATGACGCAGCCGGGCCAGTGCCGAAAACATCCGAAGAGCTGCGCGCCGACTTAGTTTCAAGAGCCACAGAATTATCACCAGGCATCACTACGGACCTCCCCGGATCACTTATCGAGGATATCGTCGGTACCGATGTTGGCGCGCTACTCATTGCCGATCAGATTCGTGTCGACCTCATCAACTCCGTAGGCCCGCTGAAAGCCAATATGTACATGCTGAACCTTCTGGCCCAGCAGTCAGGTATCAGCGAACAAAAAACTCAGGGGGCGACAACTGTACCTGTCGTGTTTGAGGGCCCGGTCGGCTTCGTAGTGTCACAGGGGTTTCTGGTCAGCGATGGCACGTATACCTACCAGATCGCCGATGCGACAGTGGTGCTGTCTTCCGGTGTCAGTTCGATGGTAACAGCCATTGCAACAAACACTGGTTCGTGGGCTGTACCGGTAGGATCGGTTAATCAGATACTGACCAGCCTGCCGTCTGGCATTACTCTGACCTGCACCAACCCGGTTGCTGGCACCCCAGGTGGTGCGCCTGAAACTAACTTCGAATTTCGCGAGCGCGTCTGGGAAGCTCAGATGTCGACTGTTCAGGGATATCCAGGCTTTATCCGCCAGAAATTGACAGACCTGAGTAATGTCCAGGCTCGTCTGGTTTCCGTTGTTCAGAGCGGTAATGCCTGGATTGTTATGTGTGGCGGCGGCGATATCTATGAGATGGCCGGGGCCATTTATAAGTCAGCCGGCGACATCAGCAGGCTAAAAGGGACTGACCTGAACGTCACCGGGATCACCAATGCGAACCCAGGAGTAGTAACGACCGACATCACGCACGGATTCAGCTCTGGCCAGGTAATTAATATCGCAGGTGTTACCGGCATGAGCGGGATTAATAACGTCCCTCTCACTATAACCGTGTTAAGTCCACACACTTTCTCAATAGGCATCAATACCACCTCGTCAGGCGCATGGACTGGTGGTGGAATAGTTACGCCGAACCTGAGGAATAATGTGGTTACGGTCAACGACTGGCCAGATAACTACCTGATACCGTTTGTTATACCATTTCAGCAACTGGTGACTATCAAGTTTCAGTGGGCAACCGAAAGCGCGAACTACCTGACAGACGCGACAATAGCCTCTCTGGTGACGCAACCGGTAATCAATTATGTAAACGGGATATTCGCAGGAAAGCCGATGAATATAAATAACGTCAAAGATGTCTTTCTTCAGGCGATTAACAGCACGCTCGATATGAGCCTGATCTCGACCCTGAATGTTATTGTGACTGTGAACGGCGTTATCACAGGCGTTGACGCCGGTACGAATATAATCAGCGGTGACCCATATAGTTACTGGTACATGGCCTCAAATGGGGTAATTGTCGACGGGATATAACATGCTGGAAGATATAATTAAATCATATCTGTATACGCAGTATAACGACGACGATGATCTACAGGCCTTCGTCACTGCGTATAATACCATGGCTCAGGAAATTTATTCATGGATGATTAATGCCAACCTTCCGATCTTTGTCGGTGGGTATAATGCTGGTGACCAGTTAAAATGGATTGCCCGCGGGATTTATGGCGTTAAGCCGCCGGTGCTGGTCAGTGGAAAGCAATCCGTTTTCGGCCCGTACAACGCCGTTCTGTTCAACCAGTTGCCATTCAATGGGCGAAAGGTGGTTAATCAGTCAGAGCAGGTTGTCGTTTCAGACGATCTGTTTAAGCGAATCATGACGTGGAATTTCTATAAAGGTGACGGGTATTACTTCACCATTCCATGGTTAAAGCGCCGGATAATGAGGTTTCTTACAGGGGTTGATGGCGTAGACGTCGTTAACGATCAGAGGTGGAGCATTTCGGTTCTGTTTTCTGATTCTGGGGCGAGCATATCGATCATCAAAGGGTACAGGAAACTCACTGATGCCTCCATGTTCAACAAATTTTCCTACAATTCACAGGTGTTCAACCAGAAGAAAATCCTGCTGATAAAAAGCACGAACTACGAATATGCTTCGTTGTTCAAGCAGGCGTTTGACAGCGGCCTGCTACACATGCCATTTTATCAACCCGTTAGCGTGACTATCATTGGTTGAATTGTTATGCTTATCTTCCGAGTCATTTATAACCTGGGTTAGTGGGCATGATAAAAAAAATAGGAATAACATGTTTTTTGTATTTTTTCTCAACTGTTCATGTTGGGTTGGCGGCTCCATTACCAACCAATGATCAAGAAGAATACTCAATGATGTTAAATGAAATTAAAAAATCAGGGTTGAAACCAACGGATCTAAATATTTACAATATGTGCTTTGCATCATCCTTGCTTATCATCAATGCAGCAAATGATGCTGTAAGTGGTCAGTATTCAGGAGACCATATGATTGGTGACATATTACTTATCCCACATGATGAATACAGAATGATTGTTAAAGAGTTGATAAAAAATGACGCCGTTGAAGGAATAAAAAGAAATACGGAGTATTTTGATAAAAACTTTCAAATGAAGTGCAGGGCATCCCCTGAAGTTTACATAAAAAAATATAAAGATATTTTTAGATTAAAAATGACAGAAGACGATTTAAAAAAACAATGGTAGTAAATCGCAAAGCCCACTTCAGTGGGCTTTTTGCTATTTGTACTTATTCTTCAAAAACTCAACATGATCTTTCAGAATGTTAATGTGCTCGCTGAGGCTATTTATAGTGTTTTCCATGTGAGATATAGTTTCCTTTTGTGCCTCAATAATTTCATCCTTCATACTCAGTAAGTATTGATAATGGCCTGAAGTTTCATTCGAACGATTGTTTTCACCTTCATCAAGCTTTGAAAACGAACTTTCGAGTATTTGAACGATTTCAGCGTTAGTCGACCGTCCGTTTTCCTTTGCTTGGGCTTGGATTTTTTCCTTTAAATCTTCAGGGATCCTCACCCCGAGCGGGGCTATCAAGCTGGCACCTTTCATGCTACATCCTCAGAATCAACAATCTACATAATGTAGTCGAAAAGTGCTTGACGCAATAGACACATGCTGTAATTATAAATCTACATAATGTAGTTTTTTTGAGTAGGAGAATGATATGCACAACGCAAGAAACATCCCTCCAACAGGCATTCGGTTCCCTGATGCACTGAAGGAAATCCTGAAGAAAGCAGCAAAAGAAGAGGGGCGCTCGGTAAACAGTGAGGTGATTAAACGTATAGAAAGGAGCTTGAAAGAAGATGGATTTATTAAGGCATAGAAACGACGAAGCCCCAACTGCAGCAACAGTCAGGGCTTCAAATTTGTCAGTAACTACCAAGGAACTAACAATGAATAGTTTAGCAATTGCAGATCGTACAATCAACGTGCCTTTCTATGGAAATTCTCTTTTCGTGGTAGAGCACAACGGTGAGGCTTATACCCCAATGCGCCCAATTATTGATGGCATGGGATTAACCTATCAAGGTCAGGTCGATAAGCTGAAATCACGGTTTGCTAAAGGGGTCATGGAAATCATGATCCCTACGAAAGGGGGTAAACAAACCATGCTTTGCCTTGCGTTACGCAAACTGAATGGCTGGCTCCAAACCATCAGCCCTAACAAAGTACGGCCAGGAATTCGCGATAACGTCATTCGCTATCAGGAGGAGTGCGACGATGTGCTTTACGAATACTGGACTAAAGGCGAGGTCAAAAACCCACGCAAGGCGAAAAAGGCATTACCAGGTAAAATCACTCCCGAGCAGCAGGAGGCGATCAAACAACTGGTAATGACCCGTGGTAAAGCACTGCCGAAAGATTGTCAGGCCAAGGCAATGATCACTATGTGGTCATCACTGAAATCCCACTTTGGTTGCAGCTACAAAGAAATCAGCGACGACCAGTTTACCGAAGCGCTATCTATTGCGGCGCGCGTACCGATTGAAGGCGAGTTTCTTGGAAAGCAAGAGGCGCTCCCTACACCGAAGTTTGACGTAAACCTTCCTCTCCAGTGGTGGATTGACAACAATCCGGTGGTTCGCAGTGGCAACCTGTCATTCGGAAAGTCAATGTGTGCACCTGCCCTGGACGTCACTATGCCTATGCTCTGTGGCGACAATTCAACATCGTCCGCCATTCGCTTGATCAGTATTCTTGAGGCGGCAGGGTTTGACGTATCAGCGCCTAAGGCTGAAATCGTAGCAATGAGAAGTCATCTGGCAAATATTGAATATGGCATGAAAGCAATTGCTGATGCTTGCCGGCGGGCAGGAAACAAAACAATCTCCTTCCGCGGCGCTAAAGCAGAATTCGTAATTAACTAAAAATCGTTAACCAAACCCGCTTCGGCGGGTTTTTTATTGCCCGAATCCCGGAGGATAAATGGCACTTCAACTTTTAGCTGCTAACAATGCTCAAAGCGTTCTGGCGGCTGGCATTAGCGCCTCAGCAACATCGTTGACACTAAATACCGGAACTGGTGCACTATTTCCTTCTCCGGTATCAGGCACAAGTTTCTTTAAGCTGACGCTGATTGATGCTACAACCGGTTCTCTTACGGAGATTGTTCATGTTACTGCCCGGGCTGGTGATGTCTTTACTATTCAGCGTGGGCAGGAAGGAACTGTCCCACGAGCGTGGTCAGCAAATGACATTGCGGCAAACATGATGACGGCCGGAACGCTGTCCTACATCCTTGGGAACTTCCAGCCGCTGAATCCTACATTGACGGCGTTAGCCGCGTTAGTGGGCGCAGCAAATAAATTACCGTATTTCACTGGAACTGATACAGCTGCGCAGACTGATTTAACTTCTGTTGGACGTGACATTATCGGTAAAAATACTATTGCTGACATTCTCACATACC